GTGAACGCCAGCCACTCAAAGGACAATACGCACCAGTAGTTGGAATTTTTCAAAGACAAAAGAAAAATGGAGAACCAATGACTATTGTCGGTGATGGGGAACAACGCAGAGATTTTACTCACGTTTCCGATGTAGTTGCTGCTAACATTATTGCAGCTACTAAAACTTTTGATCACTGGCAAGTAGATGGAGCAAAGCAATCAATTTATACTTTTGGTCAAACATATAATATCGGTACAGGAAAAAATTATTCAATAAATGAAATTGCAAAAATTGTAGGTGGTCCAACTATAAACATTCCTCCTCGTATAGGTGAATCTAGAATTACTTTAGCAAATACCAATAAAGCAAAAAGAGAATTGGGATGGTCGCCAAAGATAGAATTAGAAACATGGTTAAAAGAAAATAGTTGACTTTTTCTTTAATTGATATATGATAATACTGTGAAAAAGCCTAAAAAGAAAAAGAGTAAGCCAACAGACGCTGATTATGTAGACAATCAGCAACTATATAATGCTCTTGTAGAATATCGAAACAAATGTAAAGATGCCGAAAATGCAGGAAGAAAGCAACCCAAGCTACCTGACTACATAGGTGAATGCATATTAAAAATAGCGTCAAGATTATCATATAGACCAAATTTTGCCAACTACCCATATAGGGAAGAAATGGTATCAGATGCGGTATTAAACTGCGTAACATACATAGATAACTTTGATCCCAGCAAATCTACAAGTCCATTTGGTTACTTGACTCAGATTTGCTGGTTTTCTTTTGTTCGTATTATCAACAGAGAAAAGAAAGAAAAATATGTTCAATATAAGTTTGCAGAAATGCAAAACGACAAAGATTTTCATAACTGGTTTAATGAAACATATGCCGGTATCGATATAGGACGTAGAGATTTTTTTGGTTTGACAGATTTGGATATGCAGAGATTTGATGATATGTTAAACCCACCAAAAAAGACTAAGATAAAAAGAACTCGTAAATCAAAGGATGAAGTCCTAGATATATGAAAGCAATCATTTTAAATGATACACACTTCGGGTATAAGGCAGATTCCCCGATTGTGTTGGAATATTTTTTAAAGTTTTTTGAAGAGCAGTTATTTCCTTATCTTAAGGAAAACAATATCAAAACAATCTTTCATTTGGGGGATGTTTTTGATCGCAGAAAGTATGTAAACTTTCGCACCTTAAATCAAGTTCGCACTAGATTTATGGAACCTCTGCGTGACATGGGTATTAAGTGCATTGCCATTTGCGGTAACCATGATACTTATTACAAAAACAATAACCGAGTAAATTCTTTGGACGAACTGGTATCCCAGTATTCAAATTGGGAGATCTATTCGGAACCAGTTGAAATAAACACGACGGCTGGTTGTGTGGCATTGTTGCCATGGATTAACCCAGAGAACGAAGAAGCTGCAGCAAAGTTTATTTCAGAAACCACATGTAGTGTTCTATTGGGACATCTTGAATTGTGTGGCTTCCAAAGCATTCGTGGCATTTTTATAGAGCAAGGATATGAGCCAAAACACTTTGACAAGTTTGATTATGTACTCACCGGTCATTATCATATTAAGTCTAGTCGTGATAATATTCATTACCTGGGTACGCAGTATCAGATGGCTTTCTCGGATGTATGGGAGCCGAAGGGGTTCCACGTATTTGATTTTTCGTCTAGAGAACTTGTATTCGTCCAGAATACTAGAAAACTTTTCTATACGTTTGATTATAACGAAGACGAACCACAAAAGCTGGACCATTCGGAGTTCAAGGATTGCTACGTCAAGATCTTTGTCAAGAAGCGGACGAAGGCTGCTCCGTTTGAGAAATACATGGATAAGTTCTATGAAGCGGGCGTGGCGGAACTGGCTGTCACCGAGGAAGTTAGCGCAAACCCTGAACTGGTTGCGGTGGACGTGCACAAGGACACTCTACAGTTACTACATGAGGAACTTGGAACCATTAACGAGAAATCAATCGACAAGCAAATTCTTGCCAAGATAATAGACGAAGCATATAATAGTGCACTGTCAAAGGATGAAGAGTGATTGAATTTTTAACTGTTCGTTTCAAGAACTTCGGGTCATTCGGGAACAACTTTTCCGAGATCGATCTTAATACACGAAAGACTACGCTTGTAACCGGAACCAATGGGCACGGAAAGTCTTTTGCGTTGCTTGATTCCCTTTGCTTTGGATTGTTTGGCAAGCCATTTCGACCAATCAACATCCCCCAGCTAGTCAATAGCGTAAATGGCAAAGGCTGTGTGGTTGAGATAGAATTTAACAAGTCCGGGTCGCACTACTTGGTACGCCGTGGATTATCTCCCAAGATCTTTGAGATCCATAAGAACGGGGAGATGCTTGACCAGAATGCCAAGACCAAAGACTACCAAGAAATGTTTGAGGAACAGATTCTTGGCTTTGATTACTCCGCTTTCAAGCAAGTAGTTATCCTCGGCAAGTCAAACTTTATCCCCTTTATGCAGTTGACACCTGCAGAGCGCAGGAAGATCATCGAAGGGCTTTTGGATCTTGACATTCTTGCAGACATGAACCAGTACGTCAAAGGCCAGCTTGGATCGCTGAAGGTCAGCATAGCCGAGAATGAGTCTTTGGTTAAAATCTCACACGAAAAAATCAAGGCACAAAAACAATTTATCGATCAGGTAAAGACGCATAATGCTGACGATATTAAACTGATTGATGAAAAAATTGAATCATTTGAGGCCAATATCAAACTAAGCAAATCAGAAAGAAATGAGTTTGCCAAACAACTAGAAAAACTTTTGGGAGAACAGGCAAAGCATCAAAAGGTTGTTCAGTCCCTAAAAGACGTACCTTTGATGTTGGCCAAGACAGAGGCACTTGAAAGCACGCTGAAGGAAGAAATTGAGTCCTTGAAGACATCCGCGACATGCAAATGCTGTGGGCAGGAGCTTCCCCTAGAACAAAAGCAAAAGCATATTCAGGATAAAGAAACTAAACTGGTGGAATGCCAAAAGGCAATAAAGATTGCCCAAGAGAAAAATCAAAAACTTGCTGACGCCCAGAGTCAATACAACTCCTATAAAGAAGAAATTGACACGATGAACAATGATATCGTGGGAATCAATTACAGAATAGGCAACGGTGAAGAGAACGTAAAGCGACTGCAGAAGGAAAAGAAGGACAAGCAAGCATCGAGCAACATATCTTCTTTGGAAGAAAGTCTGCACAAGTCTGAATCCGAAAAACAAGAACTTACCAATACCCTACAGACTCTGATCAATGAACAAATTCACTACGATGTTGTCTACGATATTCTCAAGGATGGCGGACTTAAGAGCCGCATCATCAAGCATTATGTTCCCATCATCAATGGACTCGTCAACAAGTTCCTCGGAAAACTTAACCTCTATGTTGATTTCACCATCGATGAGGAGTTCAAGGAAACAATCAAGTCACGATACCGAGACGCATTCTCATATTCCTCTTTCTCTGAGGGAGAGAAGCAGCGTATCGATCTGGCCATATTGCTGACTTGGCGTGAGGTTGCCAAGATGAAGAACAGTCTGAACTGCAACCTATTGATCTTTGACGAGATCTTGGATTCATCTCTGGATGCCTCTGGAACAGAGTCTTTCCTGAAGCTCCTGAACAAGATGAAGAATAAATGCTCTATCTTTATCATTAGCCACAAGGCAGATTCTCTGGTAGATAAATTTGATTCTTCTATGCAGTTTGAAAAGAAAAATAATTTTTCAAAGATCAAGACAAATATCTAAATATTTGTAAATGTACAAAGGTCAGTTTAAATTTAAAAATACAAATGGGTCCCAGATAAATTACAATTCTGGAGACATTGTTGTAGAGCAGGGCCGAGCATATTCCTGTGTAAAGCCTACCTATAAGAGTCCTTTACAGGCTCCAACTAAATGGGCTTTTACTGGATTAACTGAAGTTTTTAATTCCGTAAATCCTCCTATAAAACCAGTAGAAAATCAAATTTGGGTATCCGGAGATGGAATTCAATATATTTGGTATAAAGATCCCAATGGATTCCAGTGGGTTGAAATTTGACTTTATAATCTTTGGAGTTAATATAATACTATGAATGAAGACAGTTTTGAAAAGTTTACCAACCGCCGCAAGAATAAGCCGTCTGGTCTCAGCAAAAAGCAGCACAAGCGAAGTGTGCGTGGAAACAGACATGAGCAGAAGCAAAAGTTGAACGACTCCATTTACCGTAAAGATATTGATTAATTTACAGAAAGATTTATATTATGACAACTGTGACAAAAATGAGACTTACCAAAGAAACGTATAACATTCTCAAGAACTTTGCCGCGATCAATTCAAATATCTTGATCAATCCCGGCAATGTCTTGAAGACTATGAGCACAGGCAAGAACATCTATGCCGAGGCTACCGTTGCCGAAGATTTTGATGTGGCTGTACCTATCTGGGATCTAAACAAGTTCCTTGGAGTTATCAGCATGTTTGCCAATCCTGATCTGGAGTTTCATGACACTCACGTCATAATCTCCAACGGTCGTTCGAGTGTGACTTATTTCTACTCCGAGCCTACTCTGCTGACCGTTCCCACCCGAGAGGTCAAGATGCCCAAGACTGCAGTCAAGTTTGATCTTGACGAGAAGGATCTAAACGAAGTTTTAAAGGCAGCAAATATTCTCCAGGTCAGCGATTTCAATCTTGTTGGTGGTGATGGTAAGTTTGTTATTACCGTTGATGACTCCAGCCAGAGCACCAGCAACAGCTTTGAGATTGTATTGGACGATAACTACGGTGGTCCGGACTTCGAAGGAACGATCAATGTATCCGAAATCAAATTTATTCCCGGTTCATACACCGTGGAGTTGACCGATACCATTATTTCTAAGTTTACGCACAAGACTCTCAATCTATCCTACTTCATCGCAATCAAGCGGGGATAATCGTGACAGACATCAATAACTTGCTCTGGGTCGAAAAGTATCGACCCAAGACGCTGTCGGATTGCATTCTTCCTGTAGACCTTTCCGTTGTTTTTAACGGAATGATCAAAGAGGGTACAATTCCAAATATGATGTTATATGGCAAGGCAGGTACGGGAAAGACTACGGTCGCCCGTGCCCTTTCCAATGACATCGGTGCAGATAGCATTATCATCAACTGCTCTGAAGAAAATGGAATCGATACCCTTCGTACAAAGATTCGAAACTACTGCTCCACGGTATCTTTGAATGGTGGTCTAAAGGTAGTCATTCTTGATGAGTTTGATTATGCAAATCCAAACTCAATCCAACCGGCTTTGCGTGGTGCAATTGAGGAATTTGCCAAGAATTGTCGCTTCATCATGACCTGTAACTACAAAAACAGGATCATTGACGCACTCCATTCTCGTTGCACTGGTATTGACTTTACGGTACCTGCAGCAGAAAAAGCCCAGCTTGCTATGGGAATCCTGAAGCGTGTGGAACATATCCTAACTACTGAAAAGGTTCCATATGACACTCCAGTGCTCGTCAACCTCATCAAAAAGCATTTTCCGGACATTCGCCGTACTGTTAATGAACTTCAGCGGTATTCTTCTTCTGGAAGAATTGATGTTGGGATACTGGCACAGGGTAGCTGCGACTCGTACAAGGAACTTCTTGGATACATGAAGGCCAAGGATTTTGCATCCTGTCGCAAATGGACAATCCAAAATATTGATTTGAATACTGCGGAATTTTTTCGGAAGCTGTACAATGAACTGTACAACGTCCTGAAGCCAAATTCAATCCCGCAAGCAATCCTGATTATTGCGGAGTACCAGTACAAGGCTTCATTCGCCGCAGACCAGGAAATTAATACCATGGCTATGATCGTGCAAATAATGATGGACTGCGAGTTTAATTAATGGAACTTAAGCACTATCTCAACAGCATAAATTATGACAAAAAAGCCTTGATGGATAATGATGAAAAGGCAGAAAGGTTATATCCACCATATGTGGTTAACCGTTGTCTATCATTTTTTTCTGATACTATTTTACATTCCAATGTAGTAAACTGCAATTGGACTCTTGACAAGAAGATGCAGTTTGATTTTTATCGACTTTCAATACGAAAGAACAAACGTTTTTCTCCTTGGGTCAAGAAGGAGGAAAATCTGGACATTGATCTTTTGAAACAAGCATATGGCTACACGGAACAGAAGGCCAGAGAAGTCCTAAATATATTGCGTCCCGAGGATTTGCAGACAATACGCAAATCATTAGATACTGGCGGGACAAAATAATATAAGGATTGTGTTATGTCTGATGTTTCCAAGAATATATTTAAAGATGTTGGAGTTCTCGTAAAATTAGTCGAAGAAGACGATTTTATGGTAATAAAAGAAACTCTTTCACGCATTGGCGTCTCGCCTAAAGGTAAAAATATACTTTATCAGTCGTGTCATATTATCCATAAAAATGGAGAATATGCAGTGGCACATTTTAAAGAATTATTTGCACTGGATGATCTTCCCGCAAATGTCTCGGAAGACGACATTAAGAGAAGAAATGCCATCATAAAACTATTAGAAGAATGGGAATTGGTTGAGATCGTAGAAAAAGAAAAATGCAAAGATACCATGCCTCTTTCTGGACTAAAAATAATC